GAGCTAATACATCATTAGAAAAGACTGTTTTAGCAGCTAAGCTTAAAAACAATCAAAAATAAGTTTTAAAAACGCAAAAAAAGGAGTATAAAATGGTTATGAAAAAACAAAATGAAAAATTAGCAAATTCAACTAGAACTTTTACTAAAGATTCTAAGGTTAAAGTAAATACTAACCATTCAAAATACACTAATGCAGAGGGATATCTTGTTGGTGGTGTTGAAATTGAAACTACAAACCCTGCTGAAACTCAAACTCAAGAAGTTCAAGGACAGGGAAGTATTTTATCAGAGAAAAAAAGATCAGCTAAGTGGTATTAAGCCATGTTGCCAATGCTAAATGCTATTGCTCCATTAGCTAAGATCTTATTTAATACAATTGAGAAATCAGTACCTGATAAAGATTTACAAGCGAAGTTAAAAGCAGATTTACAAACACAATTACTACAATCTAATACAGCGGAATTAACAGCGGCAGCAAGAATAGTTGAAGCAGAGGCTAAAGCTGGCTGGTTTGCATCGAGCTGGAGACCACTTTTAATGTACGTATTAATTTTTATATTAATATGGAATTATGTATTAGGACCTGTTATCTTATTTTTTTTTAAAGCTTCAATAACTATAACTCTTCCAGGAGATGTGTGGACCCTTTTACAAATTGGTCTTGGGGGTTATGTTGTAGGCAGAAGCGCAGAATCGGTGGCGCGCACTATGGCGAATAGACCGGCAAATAAAGAACAAGAAAACGGATAGGAGAATAAAATGGCTGGATTAGGAAAACAAACAAGAGGAAATGGTATTGCTAGAGTAGGTTTAGCAAAAGGATCTTTACCTGATTTAACTGGTGATGGAAAAATTACTAGAGCAGATGTTTTAAAAGGAAGAGGTGTTATTAAGAAAAAAGGTGGAATGATTAAAAAAGCTGATATGCTAACTGCTAAAATGTCTGAAAAGAAAAAAGGCAAAATGATGAAGGGAAAAAGATAATGTCTAGAGGAGTTGGAATAGCAAAAAGAGGTTTTGGAAGAGCATTATCAAGAATAGGTTATTCTGAAGGCACAGATGATACAGGTGTTCAACCTATGTCAGATTCAGAAGGATTAGAAGAGGAAATAAAAGGAATATCCGGACTTAAAAAAATAAAAGAAGAGGATACTTCTGAAACTAAATCTCTTTCAAAAAAAGCTAAAGATTTTTCTAAAAGTGTTAAAGAAGGGGTAAAAAAAGTTGCTAAAGCTCCTTTTGATGCCGCAGAAACAGTTGTAGAATCTTTTAAAAAATTAAAAGACCCTGAATTTAGAAAAAAAGCAGGAATAGGAGAACCTTACAAGGGACCTTCTAGAAAAGAATATAAAAAAGGTGGACAAGCTAAAGTTTCTAAAGTTATGAGAGAGTTTGGAAAAGGAAAATTACATTCTGGTAAAAAAGGACCAGTTGTAAAATCTAGAAAACAAGCAATAGCAATTGCTCTTTCAGAAGCTGGAAAGTCGAAGAAAAAATAATGGGAGATATATCTTTAAGAGGAAAAGGCATAGTTAGAGTTGGTTTAAAAAAAGGTGGATCAGTTAAAAAAGATACACACATAACTAAAGATGGTAGAGTTGCTAAAAAAGGACTTTACTATTACATGAACCGTGCAAAAAAATTAGGTAAAAGTAAACCGGGTAAAGGAACTGTTTCTGATAAAGCATTAAAAGCTTCAGCTAAAACAGCTAAAAAATAATGCCAAAATTTCCAAAAATATCTTCTGGTAAAAAATTACGCAAACCAATTAGTATGTCCGTTGAAGAAAGAACAAGTGGACTATTAAAAGAAGGAAGAGATTATAAAACTGGTCCAGAAGGAGAATATATTAGTTTAAAAGATAAAGAACCTAAAAAATTACGCAAACCAATTAGTATGTCTGTTGAAGAAAGAACAAGCGGACTATTAAAAGAAGGAAGAGATTATAAAACTGGCTCAGAAGGAGAATATATTAGTTTAAAAGATGAAAATCCTGAAAAATATGCAAAAGGTGGTCTTGTTAGAAAAGCTATTGCTAGAGGTTGTGGAAAAGTAATGTCTAATAGAAGAAAGACAACTAAATATTTTTAATGGGTGATATATCTTTAAGAGGTAAAGGTAGAGCATTTATGGCATCTGGTGGTAAAACTCCAGCTTGGCAACGTAAAGAAGGTAAATCTGAATCAGGTGGATTAAATAAAAAAGGTATTGCATCTTATAGACGTGCAAATCCAGGTTCTAAATTATCAATGGCAGTAACTACTAAACCCAGTAAGTTGAAAAGAGGTTCAAAATCTGCTAATAGAAGGAAGTCTTTTTGTGCTAGAATGTCTGGTATGAAAAAAAGATTGACCTCTGCAAAAACTGCAAGAGATCCAAACTCAAGAATTAATAAATCCCTTAGAAAGTGGAATTGTTAATATAACTAACAAAGGAGAAAGACCATGGACGCTGTAACATTTATAAGTAAACTACAGAAATTTATCAGAGATTCTTACCAAAATATCGGTGATGCTATGATATCTGGAACAGTTGACAGTATGGAGAAATACAAGTATATGCAAGGACAGGCAAATGCCTATCAAACAGTAATTCAGGAAATCTCTAACCTGCTAAACAAGAAGGAGCAAAGTGATGAAAAAGGAAACGTTATCGACCTCGGAAAAGGAAGTACCAAAGATAAACCTAGGTCTTGAAGAAAAATATAAAGAAGAAGCTAAGACAGCTGAACCTACTAAAGAACCATTAAATCCAGAAAATATAAAAGCTGTAGTTGATGAGTTGCCAACACCTACTGGTTGGAGAATTTTAGTATTACCATTCACACCAAAAGAAAAAACATCTGGTGGAATTATTATTGCACAAGAATCATTAGACCGTTTAAGGATAGCTACAAATTGTGGTTATGTTTTAAAAATTGGACCTCTTGCATATTTTGATAAAGAAAAATATCCAACAGGACCATGGTGTAAAGAAAAAGATTGGGTTATCTTTGCTCGCTACGCGGGCTCGAGATTACCAATAGAGGGCGGTGAAGTTCGTATATTAAACGATGATGAAGTGTTAGGAACAATTCCTGATCCTGAATCTGTACTTCACTATATATAAACATAGGAGAAAACTATGCCAGAAGACAAAAACAAAAAAACAGTAGACATAGATACTTCAGGTCCAGAAGTGGATGTAGAATTAAATGATGATTCTGCACCAGTTCAAGAGTTTGAAGTAAAAGATGAAACTACTAGAGAAGTAGTAAAAGAAGAACCTAGCTCCTCGACGCAAGCAACTAGAGCCGAGAAACAAGAAGCTAGCGACGAGAAGACAGATACTAAGAAAGACGAATTAGAAGATTACAGTGAAGGAGTGCAAAGAAGAATTGCAAAACTAACTAAAAAAATGAGAGAAGCAGAACGTCAGAGAGAAGATGCTTTGCGTTATGCTCAATCTGTTAAAGCTGAAAAAGAACTACTTACAAAAAGATTTAGTTCTTTAGAAACATCATCTTTAAAAGATAGAGAGTCTAAAATTATATCCGCATTTGAAGCAGCGAAAGCTAAATTAGGTTTAGCTAGAGAAGCTGGAGATATTGCGATAGAAATAGAAGCTCAAAAAGAAATTGCTAAACTTGGTTATGAAGAAGCAAGATTACAAGAAATGAAAGATCTTGCAGCAAGAGAACCGGTTAAGCAACCAACATCAATATCAGATGTATCTATTCCAAAACAAGACACACCTATCGTTGGAAGTGTAAGAGCGGAATCATGGGGATCTAAAAACAAGTGGTTTGGATCAGATAAACCTATGACTTATACGGCTTTTGACATCCATAGACAGTTAGTAGATGACGAGGGATATGATCCTGAAACTGATGAATATTATGCGGAAATTGATAAAAGAATAAGACTTGAGTTTCCCCATAAATTTGATAAGATTGCAAATACGGAAACGACCAAACCGACACAAGTAGTAGCTTCAGCGAAGCGAAGTGTAAAACCTGGTCGCAAAACTGTGAGACTCACGCCTTCTCAAGTTGCAATCGCTAAAAAATTAGGAGTGCCATTAGAAGAATATGCGAAACAATTAAATATCACGAAGGAGGTATAGGCATATGGAAAACGATAAAATGAAGACCCCACGTGCGAGCCAAACTAGGACTACTGAAAAAAGACCTACAACTTGGACTCCACCATCAAGTTTAGATGCACCGCGCCCTAAGGACGGTTTTAAACACCGATGGATAAGACTTGAAATATTAGGTCAAGATGACTCTAAAAACGTTTCAAGTAAATTACGTTCAGGATTTGAATTAGTGAGAGCTGATGAATACCCTGGCGAAACTTATTCAACAATAGGCGAAGGAAAATACGCGGGAGTAATCGGGCATGGTGGCCTTGCGCTGGCAAGGATACCTGTAGAACTCGCAGAAGCTCGTAATGCTTATTTTGCAAAACAAACTAAGGATCGAGAAGACGCAGTTAATAACGATGTCTACAAGGATCAGCACCCAAGTATGCCAATCAATAGTGAGAGGCAAACTCGTGTAACTTTTGGTGGTACAAACAAAAAATAATTTTTTTGTGATATCAACAAAGTAAATAAAAACTTAAACAAGGAAAAAACTATGGCTAACCCAAACGCAGCTTTCGGTTTATTACCGATAGGCAAAGTTGGACAGAATAGAGATGCTCAAGGTTTAAGTGAATATAACATTGCAGCTAGCTCATCAGCTATCTATCAAAATGACCCAGTAACAGCAGCTAACACTGGATACATTACGGTAGCTACAAGTGCCAGCCAATTGTTAGGTTCACTAAACGGAGTTTTCTTTACGAATGCTTCAACTAAGAAACCAACATGGGCGAACAATCTAGCAGCTTCAAACACTGCTACTGATATTGTCGGCTATGTTAGTGACGACCCGTACGAGAGATTCGAAATTCAAGCTTCTTCGACTCTTCCAATCGCAGATATTTTCTTAAACGGAAATATAGTATATACAGCTGGATCTTCAGCTAACTATGTATCTAAAGTTACTTTAAATACATCTGAATTGGCAGTTTCGACTGGTGCTCAATTACGTGTCATCGGCGTTACTAAAAACATAACTAGCAATGAGTTATTAAATGCTACAACTTACTCTACAAACGTAGTAGTAACGGCTATCATCAATAACCATTTCTATAAACAATTTACAGGAATATAAGAATATGGCTATATCTAGAGGACAACTAGTTAAAGAACTAGAACCAGGATTGAATGCACTATTCGGCCTGGAATATAAGAGATACGAGAATCAGCATCTTGAAATTTTCGATACTGAAACTTCAGACAGAGCTTTCGAAGAGGAAGTAATGTTATCAGGTTTCGCTAACGCGGAAATCAAGCCGGAAGGATCTGCAGTTGTATTTGACAATGCGCAAGAAACTTTCACAGCTAGATACACTCACAACACTATAGCACTTGCTTTCGCAATCACTGAAGAAGCGATTGAGGACAATT